ATGGACGAACAGTGGGGCTATGTCGGGGCTAAATCGCGCCAGCGCTGGCTGTTTTACGCGTATGACAGTCTCCGGAAGACGGTTGTTGCGCACGTATTCGGTGAGCGCACTATGGCGACGCTGGGGCGTCTTATGAGCCTGCTGTCACCCTTTGACGTGGTGATATGGATGACGGATGGCTGGCCGCTGTATGAATCCCGCCTGAAGGGAAAGCTGCACGTAATCAGCAAGCGATATACGCAGCGAATTGAGCGGCATAACCTGAATCTGAGGCAGCACCTGGCACGGCTGGGACGGAAGTCGCTGTCGTTCTCAAAATCGGTGGAGCTGCATGACAAAGTCATCGGGCATTATCTGAACATAAAACACTATCAATAAGTTGGAGTCATTACCGGAAAACGAGCCTGACATACCGAGGTTGGAGACAGATTAATAGCAAAACGGTGAGCGGGCATCTTCGCTCTGTTTTCAGCCATAAATTGCAGCGTATGCTCAATGACCCACATGTCGATACTCGACGATAAACCAAATTCGTGCGCGACCGGCAAGAAGCTATCGGGGCTGATCAGTTCATCATTCTCACCTTTCATGCGCAGAAGAATTTCATGGTAAACATCACCACGCATACCGGTAATCGGCTGGGCCATCAGGAAAAAATGGTTGTGTTCCAGCGCCTGCTGTAGTCGATTCATCATCGCGACTTTATCTTTCAATTCGCGTTGCAAATACATTGCCCCGCGACGCTGCATATTTTCCGGGGCGTTGGTCACGATGGAAAGTTCGGCGACCGTATTTAGCTCTCCCAGCAGCAGGTAGATATGATTCACTGGCGAGCGCACATAGCAGTAACTGACGCCAATCTGCGGTTGCATCGGCATGCCATCCCAAAAGAAACGAAATTGCTTGAGATGGCTATCCAGTGCGGTAATGCGCTCCTGGTGCGATTCTGTATTCAGTCGCAGCGCGAGATCGTTACCCGAAAGCTGATAAACATCTTCACCCGGTTCCAGCAAGGGTGACAGCCAGTGAGAAAGTTTTTGCTTGTATTGAATCCGCAGCATGATGCCATAGTTCTTAACCAGCATTTCCATGCCAGGGATGCGTAAATAACAAAGCGCAGACCAGGGGGCATCACGCAACGCGCGATTCAGGGCGCGAACATTTGGCAGATGAACCACCGGGTCCACATACGCAAGCCGCTGAATGCGTCTGACTACCGCTCTCTGACGGGTTGCCAGTACAGCCATATAATTGACAATAAAAGAGAATACCAGATAACTGGAGGAGGTTATGGTCAGCTGCGTGGTATAGCCAGGATAAATGGGAATGTAATTTTGATAGCTGTGGATGCTGATCATCAACACGACCGCCCAGAGCAGCGAAATCAGCTTATAACCATAGCGCATCGCTCCCCACATCATCAGGGGCAGCAATAATGACAAGGTATAATTGGTGCTAAAAATTGTGCTTTTTTCATTTAACGGCATGCATAACAGCAACAATAAAGCACCTAATGCCAGTAGCCAGAGCGCGAACTCTTTTTTGGTGACTTTGGCATCAACCTGCTGTTTTAATTGCGAATAATAGCTACGTAAATAAAATGGATTTCGCACTACCCGAATGATGAAGTAGCACAGCGGGACACCGATCAGATTACCCACCAGTAAGGCCTGATAATTGATTAAAGTCCCGAGGTTAAAAGGCATGACACCGACCAGATTTTCTCTGCTCGCCAGTAATCCTACAAATGCAGCAAACTGGAAAAGTATCAGAAACAGCGTTGCAGGAAACACAATCTGCCAGAATATACGCTGGGAAATTAAACGGGTATCACCATGTGAAACGTTGTTACGCCGGGGAGTAAAGACCCTGTAACCGCCCCAACAGAGAATGATAATGATAATAAAATTAGCCGTTAATGATAGCGTTTCGTAAAAACCCAGCTCTGCATATTTGCGGACAAAAATCCCTAAGGCGATCCCTGGCAATGCCGCCCAGCTGAAAAACATCATCATGCTGATCATCAGTGCCAGAGGCAGATAAAAGAGAAAAACCTCACCGGAAGAAATATGCGCGAAAGTATTAATGTGGGCGAAAATGGGCAAGATTAAAGAAGGCAGGAACAGCGGAAGCCCCCACCATTTATCACGTATTTTTATATAAGTTGCATTCAGTTTCATAGATGCTCAGCAGAATCCCCCACATCCTGAAGGAGGTGTATTCAGACAGGCATCCCACCTGACTTCGAATGATGATTATTCATCACTATAGAGAGCATTGATTCTAAGTGTCATATGAAAGTACCAATTGATATATATCAAACAAAATAACCCTGATTAATGAATTATTACGTTTATCATGTTAATTCATCATTATTACATCATCATTGTAAATAATTAAATTAACTTCCATAACATTAAAATATGTATCCACTGACGCTTTTTTACATAACGAAGAATTGACCATTTTGTCCTGTTGTGCCTTAATGTAAGTACCGTCCACAGCGTGGGACATACTTCAAGGAACCTTTTGTGAGTCAGGCAACCAGTATGCGAAAACGACACCGATTTAACAGTCGCATGACCCGTATCGTACTGCTCATCAGCTTTATCTTCTTCTTTGGCCGTTTTATCTACTCGTCCGTCGGTGCCTGGCAGCACCATCAGAGCAAAAAAGAAGCTCAGCAATCCACACTCTCCGTCGAATCACCGGTACAACGTTAGCGGTTACCTTCTCCACTTTCACAGAACATAACGGCACTTCGCTGTCGGATGCTTTTGCTGTTTGGGATTATCAAAGCGGCAGATATTCTTTCATCTTAAATTTTACGTCTTTATCCTGACTGATGTTTATCCTGTTTGGCTGCGAAATAAATATAAAATTAATATATATGTTGTAATGATATATTTTTATAAATTATTCCCTGCGTGAATTTTAATAAATTTAATCTATCCCTTTATACGCAATACATTTACTTTCCTCTTTTGATGATCTTAAATGTCTTATTTTTCGTAATGTGTATAACAAGGAATAGTGATGAAATTTAAAAAATGTCTTCTGCCTGTGGCAATGTTAGCGTCATTCACTCTGGCAGGATGCCAGTCAAATGCTGACGATCATGCTGCCGATGTTTATCAAACCGATCAACTGAATACCAAACAAGAAACTAAAACCGTTAATATTATTTCCATTCTTCCCGCAAAAGTTGCCGTAGACAACTCCCAAAATAAACGGAACGCACAAGCCTTCGGCGCGCTTATTGGCGCAGTCGCTGGCGGTGTTATCGGCCACAACGTCGGGTCTGGCAGCAATTCCGGAACGACGGCAGGTGCAGTTGGCGGCGGAGCTGTAGGCGCGGCAGCGGGTTCTATGGTGAATGATAAAACCTTAGTGGAAGGTGTTTCTTTAACCTATAAGGAAGGCACCAAAGTGTATACCTCTACCCAGGTGGGTAAAGAGTGCCAGTTTACGACAGGTTTAGCCGTTGTTATTACCACGACGTATAACGAAACGCGTATTCAGCCAAATACCAAATGTCCTGAAAAGAGCTAATAATCAGGAGGAGTCATGAAGAAAGTTTTTCTTTGCGCCATCTTAGCCTCCTTAAGCTATCCGGCTATCGCCTCATCATTGCAGGATCAACTCTCTGCTGTCGCAGAAGCGGAACAGCAAGGTAAAAATGAAGAGCAAAGGCAGCATGACGAATGGGTCGCGGAGCGCAACAGGGAAATCCAGCAAGAGAAGCAACGTCGCGCAAATGCCCAGGCCGCCGCTAACAAAAGAGCGGCAACGGCAGCGGCAAATAAGAAAGCTCGTCAGGATAAACTGGACGCCGAAGCCTCTGCGGACAAAAAACGCGATCAAAGTTATGAAGATGAGCTACGCAGCTTAGAGATTCAGAAACAAAAACTGGCGCTGGCAAAAGAAGAAGCCCGCGTTAAGCGAGAAAACGAATTTATCGATCAGGAACTGAAGCACAAAGCTGCGCAAACCGATGTGGTGCAATCTGAAGCTGACGCCAACAGAAATATGACTGAAGGCGGTCGCGATCTGATGAAAAGCGTGGGCAAAGCAGAAGAGAACAAATCGGACAGCTGGTTTAATTAATCGATGTTAGTAACTTCAATCCTATAATTCTTGAAGATAAAAAACCCTCTGTAGTAACAGAGGGTTTTGTTCATTCATAGTGCAGGGTCAAATCATTCCCACTCAATTATTTACGGATACCATAACCAATTGAGTTATAACATTTTTCTAAAGTTCAATTTTTCCAGTACCGTTTTATATACCGTCACCGGAAATCAGTACCTCTATTTTTGCTTCTTCAATGAGTCGTATTGCTGCTCGCAGAATTCCCCTGCAATCCGATACTTTTCAGCCTCAACTGCTGTTGCGTTGTAAACTCGGTTGCTTTCTTCAAGCATGTCGGCGAGCACACCAATGACCTTGCTGGCTGGCGTGCCAGAGGGGAAAGATCCGGTATAGTGTTCGGCGAGTCGCTTGGTATTGTCAAGCTCGGCGCGCATGCTGTCAGCAACGGTATTAGCATACTCAGCATCAGCAAGCGCCGCATCGATACGGGATTGTGCTTCACGTTCAATTTGTGTTTTCTCCTGCTCACGCTGTGACCTGAACTTATCATCAGCCTGTTTCTGATCTTCCTTCGCCTGCGCATACCCGGCGTCGTACTGACGACTGCCGTGTGCATTCCAGGCTACAACTCCTGATATGACCAGAACAGCGAGCATCGCCATGATAACCAACTGTTTCCAGTATGCTTTTGCGAATGCCCAGATCATACCACCAGCACCTTACTGGCAGTGATGTACCGCGCGCGCCGGTCGTCGATGCCGTTCCGGCCACCATTGATAATCAGAGTTACACGTGCAATATCGCCGGTATACTTCATGCATCCTTTGCTGGCGAAGAACCACGCCGCGCTACGAGCCGCGTATTCGTCCTGCGCCAGCAGTTCAGGATTCTCCAGCAGGTCAACTTTCAGACCGTTTCCGCAGTCACGATAGTTATTCAAACCGGTAATCTGGATAAGCCCGCGCCCACGGTAATTCCAGCCATCGCCTGGAGCATTGTTACCCATGCGTTTGCTGTACACCAGATTTGCGATCGCGCGCTGGCGATCGAGTGGCAATGGTGGCTCACCAGCACGGCGGCCCAGTGCGTTAGCCTGTCCCTGGGTGAGACGCCCAGCCCGAACGAAGTTAGCCAGTCCGGTGACGCTGTAGTTGAAATTTTCCTGCAACCGATTGAAGCCCCCAGACTCATGCCCGACCTGAGCAATAAACATTGCCTGATCTTCGGGTTTGCTGATACCAAACTCTTTCATCGCAGAAGTTATATGCGAGAACCAGCGTGCGGCCAGCGCCTCGCTAATACCAGCAGCTCGCTGGAATTGTTTAATCTCCATGTTTAGACCTCGTTATTTTGAAAATCTGAACGACGTTACCGCGCGTTTTAACAACCGCAGCAAGCATGACAGCGTTGATAATGACCTCAGATAAATCCACAGCCATTGGCGTGCGTAGCCATATTGCATAGACAGCACGAACTGGAATACTGGCCGCAGCAACAATCAGAAAATAAGCAAGCCAGCCTCCCCATCTTCGGTGTTGAGAACCGTTACGCCGGAATGTGACAACACGAATTGCTATGCCAGTACAAATAACTGCATTGGTGATAAGCAAAAAAAGCTCATGCGTTACCATCGTCTTTTCTCCCCGGAATTAACTCTCGTGGATTATCGGAGCGGTGATAAAGCCATATACCAATTCGCACGGCGACAATTGACGACACAAATGCACCAGCAGAGAAGACGATCCCTTTCTCGAAAGAGTCCTGCGTGATGGTAGGGATCAGGCTGGCTACACCGATAAGGATGGATGCTGTAGGTTTGTAAAAGAGAAGGCCGCAGAGGAAACTGAGCATAGACAGGAGAACCCGGCGATGAATGGGATACTCGATGGCTGAGGTAACAAAAATTACCGCCCCAGCCAAAGCTCCCAAAGCCACCTCTGGAGGAACCCCTGCTATCACCGCAGCAAGAGAACCCGCACTAAGCCACTGATTTAAAGACTCACTGGTTAGCTGAACTGACATAAAAACCACCGTTTAATGTGCATAACGAACCCCTTAGTTGGTGATCACATTATACACAATAAACCATATGTGGTTTAAAAACATTAGGCAGATCTTAACGATATTACCATATATGTAGTTCTGTTAAGGTGAACTACAATCATAACTAAGTAATTAATTGATAGTTCACAATATTTTTGAATGCACAGGAAGCGTATGTCATTGATTATTAGTGACATGAAAATTAGCCATAATAAAGCTATACTTTATGCTGTCGCATTCCACTCTCCTGTATTCATCACCCACGCTGATACCACCCTTGAATATACCAATGTGGCTGTGGTCATTTTGATCTGAGATGTATTTGCTCCTGTGACATTTACTGGAACCCCTGCAATAGATAGCGATGATATATTTGAACCCCTGAGAATAAATCCAATCTTCTGACCATCATATGGCGTCCCTGTAAATGATATGTTTTCTCCTGATATAACATTACGTCTATACCAAGAGAATCCCATATTAATATCAACAGTATTATCTGATAACTGAAGAACACCATTTCTGTTAACTTTTGCCGACGAAAGAACACCAAGATCTGCTGATGTAATTCCCTGGTCTGATTTCCATGTGTTGATATTAACTACAATGTTGGTCACTGTGGCATCAGAACCTCCATCAATTTTAAAGAATCCACCTGCTCTTGATCCATAGACAGGCTCATCAATCAAAGCATTTAGGGTGAGATTGCTTGCACTATAGGCGTTTGCTGGCAGACCAGCAGTTGTTGATGAGTGAGTACAACGGTGAAATAAAGCACCTACAGAACTCGACATTCTTACGTCTGACGAGCTATTGTTTTCAAAGTACATACCGTAGACTTTTGTACCTTGCGCTTGGTCAAGGAACCCATATTTACTGCAATTTTGACTAAATCCACCTACAAATACTACGGCTTCAGTCGGGAATGTATTCACATAGTCCCACGTCGTCTCACCATTAAGACCATGCCTAACAATTATTCCGTATTGCGGCATATCAATTTCTGGAGTGCCTGAATAACCATTAAAACCAGTAACTGTTATAGCATTTGCGCCGTTTCTTAAAAGAAGTCTAATTGATCCAGTGCCACCACCGATAACTTCACAGCCATCTACTTTTAGCCCGTAACATAGAGTGCCAATTTCAATTCCAACGTTGTTGGCGGCAGTTCCCATATTGACCCACATCATGTCAAGATGTCCATGGTTTCTGAACTTTATCCCTACAAATCCTCTACACCCTGTCTTCCCGCTAATGTCAATTCTCACGTTGTGTAACTTAACATTCCTTACTCCATTCCCTCCTGAAATTGTCGGATCGCAGGTCATTACTGTCATGTTATTGTTTGCAGGATATAATGTTGCTCCAGGATCCCACCAAATTTCCGTGTTTGGATATATCGCCCATGCTGTGCTGGTTGTATAAGTTCCTGATGAAACGTATATCTGACCAGCTGATGAAAGGATTGACTGTATCTGAGTAGTATTCATAGATGGGTAAATAACCTTCGACGGCTTAACGCTACCTTTATAAGGGTAATCTTCCCAAATGCTGTTCCCGCCCCACGAACTACCAACATGCTTATCGAACCCAGGCTGCGCGATCTGTAATAATACGTCAGATGCTGAACCGGATGGTGGCAGTACAGGATAAGGGTTACCTGCACTGTCAAACGCAACTATTTTATTTGCCCTAGTCGCTGCGTCAGGAAGTTGAGGGATTTGCTCAGGCACTCGTAGGGTGCGGCTGTAATTATTGCTTGCCAGCGAGTCGACATAATTCTTTGTAGCCGCGTCCTGTTGGCGTATGGGATCGCGAAGATTTCTAATATAGTTGTTCAAAGCATCATAATAGTTTGCCACGAATGATGGCTTGCGAAGCGCTAGGCTAAACCAACTTCTAACCTGCTGTATCAGCATCGTCAGTTTATCGAATGCGTCTTCATGCACCTCAGCGAAGAACTTACCCTGGTTGCGCAGATCGGTATCCTGCGTAACCGGTAGCTCTCTTGATATAGAAATCTGATAACCGTTAACCAACGCCTTCGACAGAATTACATTGCCGCCGTTATACCCTCCCGCACCAGTGACTATGTAATCAGTATCAAGAATCAGCTCTGTGATGTTCTCGTTCAGGTCAACAACCTGCACTACTAAATCAGATTTCTGGAAAATCCTGAAGGTATAAGGGAATGTCGTTGTAACACCGTTACCGGTGTATTCGTTGTGGTCAACTTCGGTTGAGACCGTCATGTTAAATCTCCAGATAGTCGCAGCACCCGTTGCGCCGCATATCCGGTTATTCTATTACCTGAAAAACCATATATGGATAGACAACCCATAAATACGAACAGATATTACCTTTCAGGTGATTCGCAAAACGTGCTGGATAGCAAATAAATTATTTGATACTGTATATTTATACAGTTATTGCATGGAGAAGATAAGATGCAGCAGTATCACTATCCACTGGAAGACGGATTTACCGAAAGGATTCACACGCCGGGAGGCGTTAGATCACTGGTGGAGGGATCGCACTTGATGAAATTACTCCGGGAGCTCGATAAGGATGGATTTAATGTCGATGGCCCACTTGCCGAACTGACTGCACTGATTAACTACGTCACCAGCTCACAGATGTCTATGCGGGATCTGCAAACACATCTCGACTATTGTGCCGAACAATTACGAAAACAAACCAGATAAGGTTTGCAATTACCAAGTGGAGTGCTTATATTTACCTTTGCGGTAAATTTACATCGCACTCCTCTTGTGCCATAGTAATCGGGCACTGGAAAAATCCAGTGCCGGGATTGGCGTCCCGAGTTACTAAGTGGCGCATACCACGCCAGACGTGGTTTTTTTATGCGTTAAGCACAGCCATATCCGAATTATGGTGGGCTGGGCAGGGGTCCGAAAGGACGCCGGTACCACTTAGGCCGGTACGCCAACCTTGTCCAGTTCACCACCAGTAATTGGCGTTGCGGTGGTGATTAAAATCACTAAGTGGAGATAACCACCATGGCTAATGCTCAAACTGCCATCTTCAAATTTGAATCTGTTAACCCTATCCGTTCCATCATTATCGATGGCCAACCATGGTTTGTAGCCCAAGACGTTTGTAGTGCGCTGCGTATCCAAAACGTCACCCAATCACTTGAAAAACTGGATGATGATGAAAGGTCTATGTTCAACATAGGGCATGAACATCGTGCAATTTTTGATAGCCGAGTAAAAGAGCTCAACATCATCTCCGAGTCAGGCCTCTACACACTGATCCTCCGCTGCCGCGATGCGGTGACACCAGGCACTATCCCCTACCGCTTTCGTAAATGGGTTACAGGTGAGGTTCTTCCTCAGATCCGCCGCACCGGAAGTTACATTAAAGACTCGCTCCCGCAGGAAGAACGCATAAAGATGGTTGCCGACCAGGTAGCCAACGCCACGGCGTCAGCAGTAATACAGGCAATGAAGATAGAGAACAAAACCTACAGTGCCCCACTGAAGCCCGGCTACCGCAGCCTGATTCACTCGCCGTCTGGTGTTCTCGGCCTGACGGAGAACTCACTGCTGATGAATCTGCTGAACCAGTTGCAGGACGACGGGCACGACGTATCTGGCGCGGCGGCGGAGCTGACCACCATGTTCTGCTACATCGTCGGTGTGAGCAAATGCCTGCGTGATATCCAGACGCACGCGGAGTACATCAACGACAAGGCAGGGTTCTTCTGACAGAACGGCGGCACAGGGATGTGCCTTTAAATAATTCTGTACAGATTGCAGACTGTGGGTGAATAGCGTACTATTACCTTAAAGGTAAAGGAGGCGCGATATGACAGCGTTGAAAAATCGTACTCAGCACAATGAACAAGCCAAGCAATGCTGGGATGTCATTGGAAAAGTTATGCTTGGCCGCGCAAGCAAAGAGCGCGACAAGGATATGGTTTACCAGACAGGAACATCTTTCAGCGACTTCAAGGCGGCATTTCGCTCCAAATAGAAGCACATCAGGAGTTTTCCTTGAAGTTTAACATTAGAATATCTAATAGTTTTCTACATGGGGAAAGCAACACCCCTTTCGCTGTAGACGGACCTTTCCTTACTGATGATGAAATAAAAATCATACAAAGTTTTTTAGAGGATGTTGCCAATGGAAGGGCGCTTGTTGGAAAAAACAAGCCCTCGTGGGTTGATGATAACCATGATAAAATTCCCGGCTCAGACAATTATGAGCAAGAGAATTATTGGCATTATCATTGTGGGCCAACATGGTATCCAAACACATTTAAGAATTATACCATTAACTTAAATTTCAACCCTGGCGGAATGCATTCTAATGAATGCATTCATTATGCAAAAAATGATAATGAAATTGTCATTGTTGGATTTTCAAGAGAACACATACCTTTCCTTTCATCAGATGGAAATAACAATCCGCTTTTTAATGATGAAGAAGAATAAGCCCGCGCTGCGGGATTTTTTGTGGACGAAACAAAAGTCAGTGCTAACACTCATTGACGCCACATTGAGGTGGCTTATAGATGGAAATTTCACAATGAAAAAAGCATTTGCTGCACTGTTCGTTTTGTTGTCTCTGGTAGCTTCAACTCAGGCCTTTGCCGGTCGTTGTCAGCACGACAGCGACACTGCTGCTGACGGCTCCCGCTGCGGTGGGCGTTCTGCGGATTCCCGCCCGGGTGGCGGTGGCATTCGTTAAAAACAAGGCCGCGAAAGCGGCCTGTGACATGTCACGACTTATAAAGATGACTGATATTTTACAACTCTGTTCATGGCATCTTTTTTCACCGAGCTGATATCAGTTCTTATTTTGGCTTCGTCATTACTGCTTATCATGCTATTAATTTTTTGCACTGACATGCCGTTTCTTTCAGCCATTGCACATACAGCAGCATCGTATGAAGAACTCGCTGCGATGGATATCACCTTGTTACACTCAAACACAGCACCTTCAGCAATATCAGATGCCGATGAGGCTGGCTTGGTATAAGTCTTGACGTAGTGATCAATACAACTATCCTTCGCCGTCTTGGCAAGAGAAAAATCCATTTTAACTTTGTCGCAATATGCCTTATCAACACCGTCATAAACATCATAGGATGTCGAGCAAGCGGATATCAAAAATACCGATAACAGCAATAATTCCTTCATTGTTGTTCCTTATTGCGGAGTGACATCCTGAGGTCGCCACCAGTATGTCTGGTTAAACTCTTTCTTCGAACGTTGCTCCATTTTACGCAAATAGCCTGGTGAAAAATACTCCTGCATCTGATTAAAGATCATGTGATCGAGAGCCGCCTTCAAGTACCAGAGATTCGCACCAGGCATCAAACCTTTCCCAAGCTTAACCAGATCACCACCAGTCTGCTCATTCTTCCCTTCCACAGCATTTAACGGTATGCCCTGAGCAATCTTCACTACGTCATCAACCAGACCAGCTACCGGGCCAAGCATCGACGCTAGTGCGCCGCTCCCGTACCTGGTGTGGTCAGAGAAAAGAAAATCACCATACAACCCTGCCCCACCACCTTTTAAAAATGCATTTATCCAGAATTTAACCATGTTGTCACCGGTCATTTCTTTTGGATTTCTCCCATTAATAAGATCAGTAATCTGCATGGAAAGAGCACCAAGCATGGTTGTGCTTGCTAAAAACGTTGCTATATATGCCGCACGCCCACCAGCAGACGGCATCCCCATAGCTCTATGCCAGTGACGCATAACTACCGAGATAGGGAACGATTTAAACAGGAAAACACTTCTCGTTAATTCACCTTTCCATGTTCCACGCTGAAGACCAGACCCTACGAACATCCGTTCACGTGCGCCCGGTGTAATAACAGCCATATCAACTTCTTCAGTTACGGCACCGAGCAGTTTACGCATTGCCTCAAATTTCACACGTTCAGGCTCACCAAGATGTTTAACTGCTGAATCAGGGATACGCATAATGCTTTCCGGTGTCAGCATCGTATTATTACCGTTCCCCCAGTCCTCCTGTTGCGCCAGCTTCCATACGCTCCAGTCTGTGTCAGTAATCCCTTTGCTTTTCAGGATACGAAAATCATAGTCATCGAGGCTACGAAGGTCTGGTGTCCGTGACACTACTTCTCCCAGGCTTCCCATCATGGTTACGCCATAGGCGCGCTTGTGCGCATCTGACCATGCTGTAAGCCCACTGGCACGCATTACCGCCGTTGCCGCCCAACGAGACACTGACGGCCCCATATTATCCATCGCCCAGCGGTTAACGCTGCCAAGTAGAGATTCCATCGCCAGACCAGCGCGGCGCGCCCGCGCAAGTTCTGTACGGTTCGTTGGGTCCATAGCTTCAAGCTGGTTGCGGAATAACTGGTTCATTGGAAGGTTGGTAACCTTCGCAGACAGATACATGGTTCCAAGATCAGAGAACGATGACAGCAACGCGGATCCGAGTCTGCTGGCAACCAGCCAGTTGCGGATATTGTCAGACCATCGCGCGATGTGCGGATTCGCTACAGGCTGTGTCTTTCCGGAAATAAAGTTGTACAGGTTCTCTGTTTTGTTCGCCAGCCGCTCGACTTTACCGGTTTTACTCGGGTTAGCTGTTGCCGTTTCTGCCTTAACCTGATCAAGAAGGGAGCGGAAAACATGATCGGGGTTTGGACCATATGTTTCCACCAGTGCAATATCTTTACTGATACCTTCCAGGTGACCGACCATGATTTCCCATAGAGAGCGATCGCCATAAAGTTGCTGATATTGCAGATAGGAATCTGCATCTTTGAAATGTATCTGTCGTGATGCATTACCACGGTTAGCACGTGCGCCGGAAATTCGCATTCCGGTATCAGTAAGCTTATTCAGCCCACCAGTAGCGATCGTGTTATAAGCCTCTCCAAGAAATGCAGACAACTCGGCATCGTTCATCAGTTGTCCATCGGCTCGGATATAATATTTGCGATCCAGCTTACCTATAACATCGCTAACCCACTTATCCTTTGATACCGCCCCAACCTTTTCCATAGAATGATGTTGAGGGATCCCCCAGTTTTCGAGATAGCCAATGTCCCCACCAGCATCATTAAACCGGCGGCGCAGTAGCTCTGTCACTTCTCTCCACGCCTTAGCACCTTTTCTTGCTTTAGCATTGCCAGTATTTTGCCCCCGCATTTCATATACCAGGTCACGTACGCCCGCTTCATCTTCAAACAGACCAAAAAAGCGAGGATCAACTGCTTCGAATGCCTCCTGCAATTGACTCAATGCATAATCACGGGTGGCTTTTGTTCTGGATTCAACAGAGAGGAAATTCGATTTACCGTCTGCATTAAAAGCAATAGTACGGTTAAGAGCGCCAAGTTTCCCATCAGCCCCTTGATAGCTATTGATAAATTTATCCAATCTCTGACGTGCGGCTATAGTGAGGGCCACACGACGTTTCTTTAATGCCGCTTCTCGCTGTAATTCTTCAGATGCCAATTGTGCTGCACGATATAGCCGCTCTGATTCGGAAAGTTGTCTCCACGACATCGGGTCATCACGAGCAATGGAGCGCATATTTCGATAAATGCGGTCTTCAATGTTCTGTATTTCTCGCGCCGTTAACGTGCGCTGCGCCGCCTGCTGGACCGCTTGTATACATTCCTGTCTCATTTAATTTAACCTCTCAAGAAACACGCCACAGCGACATCAAACAGGCTGGAATCCTGTATTGCCTGCTCACTTTCCCTGTTCGCTTCATCCAGTACTTCACGCGCGCTGCGCGATTGTGGATTACCATCATCATCCAGCACGGTGATTATCATGTCCGGAGATTCAAGCAGCGAGTCTTCAGCTATACGCAGATCAATATCTCCTGCCGGATCTGCCATCATTTTTTGTTCTGTCTGTTGCAATATCTTACCGGGCTCAAAAGGAGCTACTTCGTCTGGCGTCCTGACCTCTGCTGTTTTATAGAATGAAACAGCCTGAGCATTAAGTTCACTTTCTGCCTGCTGTCGTCGTGCCAGTTCTGCTCGAGCTTCAAAAAACTGACCGCCAGGCTCATGCGGTGCCAACGCGTTACGGGAAAATTCCAGGCGCTCTTGTGCCTGCCGGATTCGTTGGTCAATATCGCGAAGTCTGACCTGTTTATCTGATCGAGCACGAGACAAAGCTTTACCGCTACCGGTTGGCTCTTCTGCAAGAATTTGTGCGCGCTGTTCAGTGAGATTTTCAATAATTCGTTGGCTATTAGCGATTTCAGACTGGTAAACCTGTCTATCGCCACGCGGCAAAAGCTGCGCGGCCTGTTCTTCAAGCAACCGATTTTCTATAGCGCGCGCCGTTACTCCATCATCTACAGATGACAGAGCCTCATTAACTGCCTGAGACAGCAGACTCTTGCGCCCAAGAATTTCACTGAAAGATGCAGACTCAACAATGCTGGCAACGTCTACAGGTCTCCCCTCGCTAACATCAGACATAGCTTTTCTCAGAGCCTGAATGTGAGAATTGCGCGAAAGCACGTTGATCGGCACGCCTGGCGCAATATCAATTTCAGCATGATGAGCGGCATTCGCCGCCAGTGCAGCATCAACATCAACTGGTGAAAAATTTGGTGCGCTTGTAGACTCGCCGCGAGAGTTAATAAATCTGCCGACACCACCAAACGCCACCCCAAGAACAGCATCAATAGCAATTGCCTGTCGATCCAACACATCATACTGGTTAGCCATTTCGCTATAGCCACCATCACGAAGCGTTTTTGCAGTAAGCCCACGCTGTGCCATACCGAACGCAATATTTGTACCTGCGGCATAGGCAATATCTGGCGTTGCACGTACTGCTGTTGCTGCGGCGCGTCGCACTGAACTTTCACCCGTCCGCGCAAGCTGAGCCGCCACACCTTCCGCCAGCGCACCGCCAGCACGTAACCCGAGGCTCATTGGGATCAGTGTTCCGGCACCAGCAGTAATACCCTGCACTAATCCTGCTTCCTGCGCCGTCCTGAAATCAACACCCTGTGCTGTCAGCCGTTCAAACTCAGAAAAACCCTGTAGCGAAGTTACCGCCGCTGCACCTCCGACCGGACCACCGAGCGTTGTACCGACAACAGCCTGCCCGCCCATATCGAACAACCCATAAAGAACCTGCCCGGCGGTTCCGGTTGTCGCGGCATCAGGCGTCAGCCGCTTAACCTGCTGCTCTGCTAGTTTTCTCTGCTCGGCAATGTATGAAACTGAAGTGTCATTGAGCGAGGTGTTTTCGTTAACAAACTGAGCAATCGGGGATACGATTTTATCCATCCCTGCCCATAGCAACTGGTCTGGCTTTGCCACCAGCCCGGAGTACAAACCAGACAATGCCGCTCCTACAGCATTGTCGAAAAAACCAACATCGCTGTTAAAGCCAGCTGGATTTGATGCTGCTTCGTCAAGCTGCTGATTCTGGTTTACTGGATTAAGGCCAAAGTAACTCATTGCGGAATATCTCCGGAGAATCTCTGACGCTTCTGTGTCAGATTAAGAACAACGGGAGAACCATCATCTTTCAGTAGATAACCAGTACCAAGTTTCACCAGGTACTGACTATCGCCGTAACTTTGCAAACCATACTGACCAGGCGGTGTTTTTATCCCGGAGCCGACAACTTGTTCATTCCAAGCCTGATTAACCTGCTTATCGAATTGCTCTGCAGACATTCCCCACGGCAAAAGGACATTCCCCATTCCGTTATAGTCATGCACGCCACCTGTAGCTACGTTAACAGCCTGTTTCCAGACATCATTGTCAATTTCGCCTGATACCACGCCTTTTTTCGCCATCACACCAGCGTAATAATCCTTTGCGATCTCGTATGCCATTGATGCTCCCTGAGCGTCACCAGCAAATGCATCCTTCACCATGTCAGAAAACTCAAAGCGAAGATCAGCATCTTTAGGCATCGGAATACCTTTCGCGTCATCAGTACCTTTACGAGCCGCCGCGCCAGCAAGAATTGTCTGCGCAGCGGTTTCAGGAGACACGGAAACATCCGGATTAAACCAGTTTTTTTCTGCCAAAATACCACCTGGCTTATCCATCAGTATCCCGGCAACGGCAGCAGATGGAGCGTTGGCACTGATCTGCTGTAGTGCTGACATATACACCTGCCCACCACCAGTGCTCTGCCTGATGGTATCGAGATATGCTGCCTGTTGGGAAACGGGCGCATCACGAAAGAAAACACCGATCTGATTGGCCTCGTCTTTGGAAAAGAACGTCAGTGGAGTGCCATATGACTTAGCAAGGTCACTGACCTGAGCAGCTCGCAAGGCAACGCTCTGTCCAAAGTTATCCTTATTGCTCATGTCGATAGGCTTTGCCTGTCCGGCGGCAAGAGAGAACTGTACAGGATCAGCCTGTCGCTGCTTTATCACCTGACTTGCAGCCGACACAACGTTGTCATAAAGAGCGGCTCGTGCCGCATAACCCTCCCCTGTCTCACCAGTATCCGGGCGTAATTGCTCAACATATGCTGTAATGCTGCTTGTCGGCATGTTGCGGAAAGAGCCTATATACTGTCCGGCGATTTGCGTATTTCTGAACTCGGTATATCGCAGGTTTCCTTCTCTGACTCCATAAGCTGCAATAAAATCAGCCTCACCAGGTGGGTTAGGAAATTCAACGCCACGCATATACGCAGCTGTCGCATCGCGAACCTGGCTGTCAATCATCGTTTTATATTCAGCCTGCTGCTGCCGACGCAGTTGATCCGCCTGTCGCATAAAACTTGCCTGCGCCTCAGGAGATGCCGCATCGAATGCTGCATTACCGGTATAGCGTTTGGTGTTGGTTGGAATTGTTGATAAACCAAGTGCTGCACTGACACCAGCAGTTAACTGCTGATCACTGTATGGCTGGCTACCGTTCTCATGATGGATAATGGCTGCACAAAGCGCCTTCAGGGTATCAGGATTAGATGCATCGAGAGGCTCATCAGCAGAAACGCCAAGTTGTTCGCACACTGCTTTGATATACGACATAGTGTCATTTTTATCAGTAGGCGGTGCCCAGCGATTAATTATCTCGCTGACGGTATCAATACCCTGCCTCTGATACGACATCAGGTTCCGCCCTAATGCACGAATCCCGTGTTCAGGTGTTTCGAATTTCGCAAATCGACCATCATCACCGGTCTGGCCTACCCACGGATTAGTTTTGCTGTATTCGAGATTTCCTGGGTTATTGTTGCGTATGCCACGGGCACGCTCGGAAGAGTCACTATCTGCTACAGCACGGCGAGCTCCAGCTGCAGTATCACTTAACTCGCCATTACTTTGGATGAATGCGGTCGCATTGTTTGCCGACCACTGGGACAATGCGGCATCAGCAACCTTCTCTTTAAACTCGATTTTCTTGGCCTGTATTTGCTCGTCGCTCCAGCCATGCGCAATGCCGTAATCCTCAATTTGCTGGAAAGTTTGCTTATTAGCCAATATGTATGCGGCGTTGTCGCCATACAATGCTGCGGCATTTTTACCATTGTTCAGCAGCGTAGCCTGAAACTGGCCTTCTTCGTAGGCATTTATTTGCCCTATCTCGTGCCGCCCGGCCTGCGTAGTGAACTGAATGCGCTGCTGCTGCGCCTGCTGCATGAAAGCATTACGAGCCTGTTCATCCGGCAGCGACATAGCCAGTTGTTCGACCTGAGCATCAAACTGCTGCGTATACTCATGGCCTTTTCCAATAGCATTTTTCCCTTTCAGGTTAAGCAATCCTGTTTCAGGATTATTCAGCAGATCACTGCTTATCTGACTGAGGTTAAGAGATGCCTCCTGAGCCAGAGCGATATTGGCACGCTGTTTTGCCTGACCAAAAACATCAATAGCCTCTGCCCCTGCCCGAACAAAAGCATCACCAATACCTGGCTGAGAAAACGTCTGCAAGCCTGCTGACTGAACTCCACGGCTCTCAACCTGACGTCCGGATACTGTTGGTACGACTGGCATTATAATCCTCCGGGTAATCTGGTTCCTGCTGCTGCCCCGATTGGCGCAGGAGTGCTTTGAGTAAACGGACTCCACGTCCCACCAAACATCTGGTACGCACCGTATGCCTTCAGAGGCGCGGTGAGCAATGTTGTTGCTGCTCCCACATTCCCCTGTTTACGGGCTGAACTGGCTTCTGCTTTATAGTTGGCAGCCTGAACCTGATAACCGTAAGCCTCGCGTTGCGCGTTATTCACCGTCGTCAGCGAATCAAGAGCGCCAAACTGGGCAGTGTCGCCAAATATATCCAGCGCGTTACCTGTAGATAAATCAGCGCCGGTAGCCCCCATTGTCGCCGCCTGTGTACCAAGCCGCTGTCGGGTCTCTCTGCGCCGTTGCTCAGCTTCAGCGTTACCTCTGTTTATTGCATCATTTGCCTGAGCTGTGGCTATATCTGCGTTCGCTTCTGCAACCTTCGAGACATACTTTCCCTGTTGGTACTGGGTGTATGCCTGAATGCCACTCATGGCGAGCATTGCGCCACCAGCAATAACCGGATCGCACATTATTTTCTCTCCATGTGAAATCTGTGGAAATTAAGACCAAGAGCACCATAAGGCGCGGCTTCTTCAAGCCTGAATCCAAGCCAGTGCAGCCATGCTTTGGCAACATGGTTTCGCTCGTCGACGTAGTTTTCCAGGCGCGGATAAACTGCCAGCATCTGCTGCAATACAGGGCGGCAGTGGCGCAGAAATGTCTTCTGATATTTTTCAATACGGCTGGTTCCTACCAGCCAGGGCGTACCATTGCCACCGATCATTGACGCCGGAGATACGCCAAACATGGTTACCAGTTCTCCGTTCGCAAATCCTGACCAGGCCATAGTCGCAGTACGCAGACCAACACGCAGCGCATCTTCGGTAGTCATCAGTGATACCGCATACAGTTCGTCAATATCAGCCTGACGAACATCCGGCAAAATCATCTGAAGATGCTCTTCGGTTGCGGGAATAATTTGAACATCGATCATCAGAATCCCCCAACAGTAAGGCGAGGAATAACGGCAAGAACAGACAGCGGCAACGGGTCAAGCTGACGGATTTTTACACGTCCGTTTTTGCCCCAGTTACTGTCCAGTTTCACTTCTACTTTTCCGGTAGCATCATCAACAGGATCATCGTAGAACTCGAATTCACGCTGTGGATATTCGTACCATTTACCGCCAGGCGTAGTCGCCCAGATGCCGCGGCTGGCATTCACAACCAGAGTAACGGACGGGATCACCTGTTTTTTGTCCAGCAGCGTTTCCTGTCCGTTAATGTTGATATCCAGTGTTTCGAATTCAGCAGTTATTGGCAGGCCGATGTGCACTACAGCCCCCGGAGATTCCAGCGTGACGGCACCTCCGGAAACTACTTTCTGTGGTTCCACGTTCGCATCAGAGAGAATGTTTACGGTCTGGCCTTCAAGATGAGACAGGCCTCCAAATGTCCGGCGCGCCATCTGCCAGTTCGTGGTGGCCACATTCCTGAGGGATGGCGGGACGTTCCTGTTAGCACGAACCACTACAGCGGTATTGCTGGTTACAGAAATAATGTCGCAACGTAATTCTTTTGACACTTCATCGCCAGTACCAGGATCAGTTCCGGTATAAGGGAACTGTAGTTGCGCGCCGACATCACTACTGGTGAAGTACGCACCACCAGAAACACTGATTGTATATTCCGCACGGTAATCCCATTCACCAGAACCACCAGTGATGGTCATCGTTCTGTCAGACGTATTTCTTCCATCATAGCTAAGGCCAGAATCAACAAAGAAAGCATCTTCATCGCTGGTAAATAAACGGCTGGACAGCCGCTCGATGTATCTCACTGTTTGCCCGTTAACGGTTCGGTTAACGACGAAATACACCGCATCTTCATTGCCTTCGCTGATACTGCATGTGCTTTCATATTTTCCGGTACTGGATTGTGGTGCCCATGCAAAAACCTGCTGATCACGCAAATAGGTCATCACCAGTAATTTACCGTCATCACGAATGCAGAAGGCGCTGGAGTAAGGGACAATCGAGAAGCACCAGTCAACAATGCTGTGCTTCTGAAAAAGATGATTGGCAAGGATGGTCAGGTCGTTCCCCTGATAGCCGTCAACATCGAATGAGTAGGCCAGATCACGGACAACACTGCCTTTCTCCTGGACGAACAGAGCAATATTCGCCACGGCAATTGGTGGGACATTGCTCGAGCCATTTGATCCCTGAGAGCTGAATGCAAATGATGATGGGGCAAGCACTTTGTTCTGGTCGCCAGTGATGACGTACTCACCTCCGGAAGTCAGCGCCACCAGCGAACCAACATCAATCAGGTGACGGATCTCATTAACCTGACGCCCGGCATAGGTGTAGATAATTCTGTCGTCATCCTGCGTAGGATTGCTTTTGCCAAAATCCTTATAATCCCCGGTACGGCTGGCCCAGATAGTCTGAGGGAACGCAGTCGATGCGGCGAAGTAAAGGCGTTGTTGATAATAAACAACAGTGCCAGGATAACCGTTAATACTGTCCCAGGCATATTTAGCCCATTTATAGCTGGCATTATCCTCGCCAACTACCTGCGAAGGGATATAGGAAATCACCTCGGCAGTTGCAGTAGTTCCATTTGCAGCAGAGATACGGGCAATGCCAAAACCACTGTGCAGATACTCCCACTCAATGCCGGTATCATCATCACCGGATCCGCCCCAGCCATCCCATGATGTGCCTTCTGTATGCGAAGGGCGCAAAGTGCCTGTTTTGCCTGCTGTAACGGCGCGATAGTAGTTACTGTCTGCACGGCGAATATCGCCAATCGACGTACTCTTACTGGTTTCCCATACCGGCACAGAATCCACTGCAGGCTGTTCCAGATAGAACAATTTGCCTACCTGCTCCGCGCCAAAAATTGAGGCGCTTGCCGTTAACGTAATTGTCCCGGTGCTGGCGCTGGCATAAACCGTCACTGACTCGTCAATATTGATATCTTCAAATGGCCCGTTCTTCGTTACCACATCAACCAGTTGCCAGTTGTCATGCGCATAGCGGCGCAACTCTTTCGGCGGGTATGCCGGATGAACCAGCGTAAGCACGTCTGCGCTTTGCGTGAATTTAATTCGGAACAGATCGGCTTCAGTATATGGCGTGGCAATTTCATAAATAACATTGCTGCTGTTCAGCACCAACGCACCATCTTTGATAACGCGCATGTACTGGTGTCCGAACTCCAGAGCATAAGTCTGAACCGTCGAGAACTGGAACGGGATTAGGCGGCATTTCCGATTTGGGTATTTGGCGGCACCGACAAAACGCGTACCAGGTCGATTCTCAACGCCGCCATACTGCCGCACGATAAAGTTATCGCACTTGCGCAATGCCACCTGGTACTTCGCCATGTCGATACGACCGTACAACGACGGTCCAATCTCACCACCGGCAAAGCTGGGCTGGATCCAACTGATAGCCATCAGGACAACCTCGCAATGGTAAACTCGTCAACCGGTGGCTGTGGTTCCTGTGATTCATTCTGGCTATGCGAGCCAGCACTAAGAATCACGCGATTGTACATATTGAGGGCAAACGTACCGAGGTCTGCATTCCCAGTCAGCGCCATGTTAATAGCTGCCGCAAGACGCCAGGCCAACGCCTCCATAAAAATGGCATCAAACATGTTCACATCTGAAACGCGAGAGACATACTTGAGCCATGCCTGCGGCTGGTCTGTGTAGATCAACTTTCCTGTTCCGTTGGTGTCTGCACCAACTTCGTACTGAACGCGCATTGCTGCTGTTGGATTGCGTACACCAGGAAGCATAATTTCAGTAATGCGCAGACAATCGGACGGGTACTGGTACGCATATTCCCAGTCAGGCGGTGGATTGCTCGTATCTGCAAGCGCCACGCGTTTGGTAGCAAAGTTCCAGTCAAAATCAGAAAGAACAGCATCACGGCAGGCCTCAAAGTGCAGCGAACATTCACCCGCTTCCTTGCTGGCTTCCGTCAGGCTGTTAATACTGCGGCTGTTGCCAATATTGGACAGCGCACGATTACAGATCTCTACTACAGAGGCCATCACTCACCTCCGTTACCGTACAGAGTTTCAGCCGCTGATTTTTCTACATCCCTGGAAACAGGAGCGATCGCCATATCAGTGATCTGCAGATCGGCGCTGCGATTAACACCATCGTCAGTTTCTCTGGCAGACAGGCCTCGAATAACAGCCTTTGCAGTTATCATCACTTCTGTTCCGACGCCCTGAGGTTGCGCCTTCAGCTTATTCAATGTGTCGTTATTAAGAGTGATGCACAGCCCCCACGGGTATTCATCGCGAGTTCTGGTTTCTCCGCTCTCATCCTGGTAGCTGTCAGTGCCGGTTTTGAGGTTTACGAGTTCCATATACACTCCTGCAATAAAGGGGCCGAAGCCCCTTGTCTGATTCGCGAGGCTTACACGCCCAGTTCTTTACGCTTATCTGCGATCTTCTCGCGGAGCGTTTCGGCTTTGGCGTTATGGTGTGGCTTCTCGTTAAAGAGCAATTCGTACTCTTCACGGAGCTTATCCAGTTCATCATCATCTGACACATCGTTGATGATTTTGGTGCTGGTTGCTGCCATTGACACCTTTCCTGCAACTTTTGCTTTTGCCTGTCTGGCTGCATCGTTAACAGGTTCCAGTGCGCTACCAGGCTCACCTTCGTATTCGATTTCTGCCCCCTCCGGCCACAGAGTGTTATGGATATGAGAGAGGCGCAGAACGCGGTATCTTGGTTTCTCACCTGACATCGATATCACCTTAACCAGTTACTTTTGAGCGGATCGGATACGGCGTATTGGCATCAACATCAAGACTGATACCAGCAGTGAATTCGCCAGCCGTTAGTGGGCCGGTTGCGACGGAGTAGTTAACACGCAGATATCGCTGAACACCGGCAGGCACCTTTGCAGAAACAACTCGTTTACCTGCTGTCAGGGCGGTCTTTGCCAGTGCGCCACTATCATAAATAGTGGTCCATGAGCTGTTATTCTCACTCGTCTGCAACTGGATGTTTACAGTTGCATTACCGCTTGCCGCGGCGGCTGTGTTAACCAGCGCCCAAAACTCAAGCGGGTAACCCACGCCGATATCACGACGTTTTCCGTCAATTGGACCGAGATCGATTACGTCAGTAGAAGCCGCGGTATTCGTAACCGCCTGAGCTTCGGAGAACATCAACAGTTTGTCGGTGATCATCTTCTTTCTCCATTAGTGGGTCTGTTACGACCCACAGGTTAATAACAGGCGTTACACCACGCGGGCTTCTGTTTCCAGAAGCGCATCAGTTTCACGGATTGGTACACCACGGAATGAAGTCCACCACTCGCCTTCTGTCTCTTTTACGCTGATCGCCAGAGATGTTTTCTCCAGAGATTGCAGATCAAGAGCCTGGCCTACAGTGCGGTTCATGTAGAACACCGGGCGACCCATGCCACGATTTGGAATGCGATGCAGTGCTTTAACCATCAACTTCGCAATATTTGCGGCAGAGGAAGGTTCTGAAAGATTGCTGACATCGATGTTTGCAATGCGAACAACATAACGCCAGTCACGCAGAGCAAGTCCGTTATCCCATTTGTAATGGGTACGGTAGCCTTCGTACTTGCCGCCATTAACATCTTCCAGTGTCACCTGGCCTTTATCTTCCATCTGAATGCCAGCCTTCTGCCCTTTCGGGAAGATGCCATGCACGGTGTTTTCGCCCCACACCACTAACCAGATGGAGGTGTTATCTGTACCCGTGCCACCAGCATCAATGATGTTCTGAGCATTACCCGCAGACAGGCTGGAATAGCGGGAGGACAGTCCCATAAACTGCTGAGGGTTAACGCTGGAATCACCATAAAATAGCGTCTGCGCCATCTGCTGATTCATCGCTTCAATAAATGCGCGGTCTTCAGACAGGCGGAATTCGGCGGTATTGCCGTTCAGATCAGCCAGTGACTTATCGACTTCAGCATAGGTTTCCAGCATGCCAACGGAATCGGTTACCTGCACTGTGGTTGATTTGCTTGGCTGTACGCCATAGTTCAGCAAACGCCAGGTAGCTGAAGGTAAACCAGAACGAATGGTGGTTCGGTGTCCGGTAGGAAGGTTCCCTTCGACAAAAAGCATATCCTGAAGGATCGGGTTAGTTTGACCGAGAAGCTCGATAATCTTATCGACTTTCCCGTTTGGATCGACGCGCTTACCCCAGTCAGCCAGCGTTAGCGCAGTTAAGCCTTTAACAGCCATTGTCATTTCCTCTCTTATTTGCCATAGAGCACTTCGGCCGCACTACGCTGGCCTTCATTACCACCGGTGACCATGCCATCTTCAGACATCGCCTTTCCGATTTTCACGAACGTTTTGACCAGATCAGGGTGATTACCCAGCCCGGTGGTGTTCAGATATTCTTTGAGTTCAGGTGTCCCGAACTGGTCAAGCGCACGCTGTGCGGCGCTAAGGTTAGAAATCAACTTGTCGCCACCGATTTCTTTGTCAGCTTTTACATCAGCAGCCCACTGCTCGGTTGTTTTCTGCCAGGCTTCTGCCTGGCGCTGCTGAACACCTGCCAGAATCTTCGGATAAGCATCAACCAGCTTTTGCGCTTGCTCGTTGGTCAGGTTTAGTTCTCGCGCCACCGGCTCGAATTCCTTCAACGCTTCTGTATCCAGCTCTACGCCTTCGGCAGCCTGAAACTCGTACTTCTCCGGCGCACCATCCGGTTTATCGCCGTCCTTTTTTTCACCCTGCTTATCGCTTTCAGACTTTTTGTCATCAGCAGGTTTATCGCCATCAGCAACAGGTTGCGGCTTATCACCTTCTTGTTGTGATGGATCACCAACTGGAGCATGGTTATCACCTGCAGGCGCTGATGGTTCTGACGCAGCCGGAGCTGCTCCACCATCGACTGGTTGCTCATTGCAAAGACGGCGATACAGCAAACGCTCAAATAAATTCATGATCACTCCTGTTCACTGGCCTCTTTGGCCATCTTCAAATACTGTTCAGGGCAATGCGCCATAACGCGCTGAAACAGTTCCAGCGCCAGATTGCGTTGCCCCTCATTAAATGCCATTGCCATAGCATCCATCGGAGAGATAGCGGAAAACACACGGCCTTTCTCCAGCACAGACCAGACAACGCGACGCCCCTGTTCACTGCTCATGACAAAGCGAATGTCATCAATTTCACGCTGTGCCATGTCACGTTGCTTACGGGCGTTTTCTTCTTTCAGTTGATCGTCTTCGTAATCTGTCATTGTGATTGCCCACCCTGACCACTAACTGCATTCGCCATAGCTGACAAAACACTCGGATCCGAAGTTTTAGCTTCGCTTAGCGTCTTGGCACCCTGTGCCGCCGCCATCCCCATGGCCATCATTTGTTGCTGCTGTTGTTGCTGTGCCCGTTGCTGGCGAGCCTGCTCAACCTGTTCCTGCGGAACAATGACGGTTGGAGACACTCCGGACATATCAGCGAATGCATCGATCGCCTGATCAACGTTGAGTTTGTCGAGAGCTTCTGGTTTCGCTTGCGCAAGTTGACCAATGAAGTTAACCGTGGACGCCAGACTGGACAGGCCGATAGACTTCTGCGCCTGAGCCATGACGGAAATGTATTCGACCTTCAGGGGCATGCCTTCCATCGCGTCAGGCGGTGGCGGCAACATGTTTTTACGCACCATCATCGAGAAAGCGCGGTCAATGAGAGGATTAAGACATTCGTCGTTCAGACGCTCCAGAACCGGCCCCAACATCAGAAGTTTTTCTTCTTTCATTTCGATCACCGCTTCAACAGGCATCGAGCGGGTATTGATGTTCTGCAACATCATGAACAGATCGACAAAGTAGGCGCTGTTAATGATTTGACGAGTGTCCTGAATGTCTGCCACCAAATCTGCTGTACTGGGGTTAACCAGATAAGCAGGCCTGAAACCATCCTGACCAGTAATCTGATCGATATACGTGATGTCGCCAGGAAGAAGGGAGGCACGCTGATTCTTGAGGGAAATCGGAGCAACCATCGGCGGATTGGTGGCTTTATCAATCAACTGCGACTTGCGCTTCTGGAGAAGCTGCAATGCCTTAACAGGTCCAAGCGCCAGCATGCCCGGGCATGATGATCCATAAACATCTTCGCCGTTAACTTCCCAGCGCGGAGCCATAATTGGAAACTCATCGAATCCGGACTCACGCAACAACTTGTCGTTATCGCCACCAACCTCGTAATAAACCGATTTGAATGGCTTGTTCTTGCTATCCAGCTTCGATGTATCGCGGTCAATGTTCGGGTAAACCGAATGCATCACTTCAATCCACTTCTCGTAGGTGCCGCTTTCCCACATGCTTTTTACGGATTCGCTGACGTTATTTAGCCCGAACTCCTGAACAAGCTGACGAACAGTCATAGAGAACTTGCGAAAACAGGTGTCCACACTGCCACGAGGTGAGTTAGCCAGGTAGTAACTGCCTATCGTGAATGGCATTGTGCGAATGATGTCCTCGTCATCCTCCAGCACTGCCATTGCACCAGTGCTGTATGTGCCGAGGCTTCCGTATAACTGCGGCAGCGACTGATAGAGATTCGACTTATTGAACATATCGTTCATGCGGTTCTGCACCGCCTCAAGCCACAACTTAACAGGGCCATAATCCATCATTTCAGGATCTGGCGTAGCCAGGCGAAACCACGGACGCGCGGGGCTTGTGATGCCTGACATCATGCCGCTGGCGAGAGTGCGCGCCGCCATAGTCCCGGTCGAATCAATAATGCGTGTATTGCGTCGATCGTTACGGTTGACCTCAGAAGTCAGAAAGCGGGAACCACGCGGGTTGATGTAATCACTCAACTCGCGCCAGTGCGGCTCGAACGACTGACGCTCGCTTTCAAGTTGTGCGAACTGTTTGTTCAATCGCTCTTTAGTTGTTTCCGCCATTTCAATGACTCCGGTTACTGACCAAGCAGCGTTTTACCGCTGGTATTAGCGGTTGATGTGTCGCCCTGAGAACCGGTAAGCAGCGTAGAACTACGACCAGCAGCAGCGCGACGGCGACGAGTTTCTTCGTCGCGGGCATCAACAACGGCGGCATCCTGCTCCTGTGGTGCTGCCTGAACTTCTGGTGTTGCAGGCACTGATGGTGAGCTACCCATGCACATATCAATGACTCCGTACGCAATTAAATTATTACCAATTTAACCACATATGATTTATTTATCGTAGGTAGTTGACATTTAACGCACGAATTATTACCTTTCAGGTAAGCATAGAGTGCATTCCTGTTATTAACCTGACTGGCTTGTCGTTAAATTGAACAGGTGGAGTGAGCTTTTATTTTGAGCAGTACGGCGTATGGCACATGCGCCGATAGCGGTCTGGATACGTTTAAGGGGCACCCTCCCTTGCTCGGGCAAACGAACCAGGTAGCCGGAATGTGCAAGTCGAGCGGTTTTATGCCGCGCACGGGGATTCACCATCCCGGCGATTCGGTGTGACGCCTCGGAAGAGACGAGGGTACAACGATGAGAGCATTTATGGAGCCGCGACAAAGTGTGGTGCCTTAACAGGCTAAGTGCTCTCAGCGTTGTGGCATTAGCTCAGTCGGACAGAGCAACCGCCTTCTAAGCGGTTGGTCGCAGGTTCGAATCCTGCATGCCACGCCAGAATCACGCCTAAGGACCGTGATGCCAGAAGTTCCAGGGGCTTGGCGGTGATGGTTTCCCTTGAAGGACTATCACCGCCCTTTTTACAGCAGGACGCCATTGCGATGACTTCATGCTGTAAACCCGTACAGCCACGGAAGGCATAACTCATTGCTTCCAGTTCGCCCGGTTCGCCGGGCATTTTTTAAGGTGAGATTAGACTATGAGTGACAAAGACATTGAATCTGAAATTCAGGCTAAAGGTTTAGCCGCGCCGCGCGTTACGCCAGACCATATCGAGAGCATTATTGCTCAGGAGGCATATTTCACAGCAGAAGATGGTGCCTTTGGCGTAGCCATAAAAGCGAAACATACTGGCGGAGAGGTAAACTACCAGCCGCACGAATCACTTTCTCTGCTGACGTTCTGCGTCCTGGTGCTGCGCAACGGCTTCACCGTCACCGGAGAGAGCGCCTGTGCAAGCCCGGAAAACTTTGATGCAGAAATTGGTCGGAAGATTGCCCGACAGAATGCTGTAAACAAAATCTGGATGCTTGAAGGTTACTTGCTGAAGCAGAAGTTAAGCGAGCAATAACACCGTGACATATCACAAACAGCCAGCCTATGAGCTGGCTTTGTTTTATCCTCATCAGAGGATATCAACGACATTATCCCCTCAAGCGGATTAAGCATAGGGATCGTAATCTGTGATGGCCTTGCCTTGCTGGTTCTGCTGCCCGGGAAGTCGCAGGCGCTTTGACACCGGGAAAGCAAACGTCAGCAGTAGCGCATCGCCTTTACCAGGCGAACGCCCAAGCCGCTCCTTGATATCTTCCTTCGGTTCGATAACGATTTTACCGTCCACTCGAACTTTGTACTCTGCCGCAGACAGGTCGTCCGCTGTTTCCTGGTCATCCAGCATGCCGCCCAGCCTCAGCCATGTCTTGCATGAGTTGAACATCTCCCCACGCTTGTTGAGCATCTGCGGGTCAGTAGACGCGCCACCGAACGGAACAAGTTGCCATGTACGACCCCATCCGTCACCGATTGATTTCAGACCGGTTCCGTAACCGAAGTCGATGAACACTGCGTCAGCCTGGTACTGGTCTTCAAAGTCAGCGATACGCTTCGCCATTATCAGATCGTCAGTGGTCTTGTTGCCAGTCCACAGCACCTTACTGTGCAGCCCCTGCCGCAGGTATATCACAGCGTCATCAACGCCGGAGTATGCCGGGTCAACGCCGATTATCACCGGAGCGTGTGCCACCTGCGCAGCAGTTACCACCCGTTTCATTGCCTCGTCAGTAAGACCGGTAGGGATAAACTGCAATTCAGATGCATCAGGAAATATGCCGCGCACACGGATTTTAACGAAGTCGCTGTCTTCCCCGTAGTCATCAACCCATTTCTGTAATTGCTGCTTGTTAGTACCTTCCACCGTCCGGCTGTCAATCTGTGCAGTTTTCCAGCGGTGTTTATATTTGCGGAAACATTCGCGGAAACGCCCGGTGTTACGCGTCGGGTTCCCGAACGCCACCCAGATGATTTCGGTGTCTTCGTCCGTAAGCGCACCCTCGGCAACTTCCCACACCAGATCCGCAATGTTCGACGCTTCATCAAACACCACGATGATGCGTTTGCGCTCGTTGTGTAGTCCCGCGAACGCCTCAGTGTTGTGCTCAGACCAGGGGATTGCGTCAGCGCGCCACCGCTTGTCGTGCCCAGGGTCATTGCTGTACATCGCGGTAGCGGTACAGGTAAACCAGTCTTTCGTGATAGCAAGATTTGACCACTTGATAATTTCCGGCCAGGTCTTCGTTCGTAGCTGGTTGTCGGTGTTGGCGGTCACCACCACCTTGCAGTCCTCGCAGGTCGACATGCCCCAGTTAATCAGCATTGAGATGAAAGCTGACTTGCCGATGCCGTGGCCGGATGCGCGGGCCAGCATCAACGGCTGGTGACGCGTCGCCGGGTTCTGCAGGTGATCGCGTATCTCGCGGAATGCGTCTGCCTGCCACTTACGCGGACCGGTGGCGTGCGCCAGCTCTGTGCCTTCCTCGCCCCACGGAAACGCATACAGCGCATAGCCCAGCGGGTCATACGTGAACGAGGCGATATCCTCGACGAGTTGCTCTTCCGGCGACATGGCTGCGGCTGTCATTCTTCACCACCAGCCTGCTCTATGACGCGGCGCCGGGCGGCGGCCATGCGGTCGGCGATGGTGACCGTGCCGGAAACCTCCAGGCGCTCTTTGAACGCGTTAACGTCGACGTGCTTACCAATCAGTTCGAGGTTCTTCATCTTGTCAGGCCATTTAATTTTTTTGAGGATTGTCTCTATCGAATCCTCGTTCATGTTCATGATGGTCGATGACAGATCAAAGCCACTAAGCGTAGTGCGCCAGATTTTCGGCCACTCGCGGATTGGCTTAAGACTCCCATCGTCGTTGAGGATATCAATCACGTCCATCTGGTCGATCTCCACCAGGCGCATGAGAACGTAATCAGCACTGACGCGCATTCGTTTGTTGCGCTCCTCCATCAGCTCGGCAATCCGTTTTTGAATGCGTTCATCGCGCATCATGACACTGGCTTTAACTGCCGCTGTATTTGGGGAGAATCCTGCGTTAATCGCTGCCTGAGTCTGGTTTTCAGGCGTTTTGATGTATGACTGGCAATAAGCCTCCTGCATTGCTGTTAGTGGCTTAAATTGCGTTGATTTGCGTTTATAGGTTTTAGGTTCAGCAGGCATCATAACCACCGTGGTAATAGTTACCGTTGTGGTAATAGTACCATGCAAAATAAAGCCGCCATAGTTGGCGGCAGTATTCAAAACCCATCAAATTCATCATGCATAATCTACTCGTGACATGTCACACTATTAATTTCGTTTCATGCCAGCCTTTAGTCACCCAGCATTGCGAGTCACCATTACACGGGCATGAATTCACAGGAACTCTCTCGCCGCACTTACCGCAACGTTTTCTGCTGATCGATTTTATACGCCCGTGCACGCGTGCATCATCCTGGCGGATCAGTAACGCTATATACTCACCAAATTCGTAAGGCGCACGCCCGGGGCGACGCGTGGCACAGTTACGCTCCAGCATTTCAATTTCCTGAGCATCAAGCACAATCTCCAGCTTACGCACACCAGATGCAGCTTGTCTGGCTCTCTGAGCGGCTTTGCGCTCTGCTGCTGATTTAGCCATTCTGATTTTCCTGCATCATGAGAAATACAATCATGGCGGCTCGGAGTGGATTATTCGCATGAAAGCAAATGTTCTCGGCATTAAAAACAGCTGACCACTCACCGCGAGATTGGTGGCAGGTTAGACTGATTTTATTATCAACAATAATAGGCCATGCATCCGATGGATTATTGCAGTAGTCAGGTAAAGGGTTTAATGGCTCAAAAGTTGTATCAGCATTTCCGTAATACCATTTGTTGGTGTTATTCCCTGATGTTTCCGGTTTACATGCCCAAAGGCCTTTAAAAATTATGTCTCCTACCATTCTGTTAATTTCAAAATCACTTAACTGTGAATAGTCCATCATTTCGCCTCCTGCGGCGGTTCTGGCAGCGGCATCCAGTACAAGGCGTTCCCTAACCACGATAAAGTGCCGTCGCTCAACTCCACGTATTCCCCTTGTACCTGTCCTGCCATATACTCGCCGTGCTTTGAATAAATTAAAATCCAATCATCTTGAGGGGGCATTCGCTCACTACAGCTTATCCAACCATCCGGAGTTACCGGATGGGGTCCAGCGAACTCGGGCATGTCAGGACCTTTTCTGATAGCTTTAGCCAGCTCCAGCGGGTCATCGTAAAGCCAGTCGCCAGTTTGTGGGTGATTTGCTTCTGCAAGCTGCGCAGCCCATTCAAGACCATCTTTTTGACCTTGGAGATAATCAAGCGGCAACTCTTCATGATTACTTGCAGGTTCTGCACTATCAGCTTCGCGCCGCTTCTGTAGCTCTGCTGCCATCGCTCTCACGACTTCAACTGGTGCCCTTGCAGCAAACTCTATGTTGGTGATCAGCTCATTAAGATATTGCTCGCTGGGATACTGTTTCTTATTGGTAATAGTGGTCATGCCGCGTTTCCTTCTTTCTTATTAACAATTACACCGTCATATATTTCATTAAGGTGCCCTCTCAACTCCATGCGCCTTAATGCAGATAACATGTAATCGCATTCAACCTGCTTATTTCCAGTAAATGGCTTATCGTCAGGATTACCCCAACAGCAATTACCATTGGGCCACCCATGTACTTTCCGTACTCTTCCGTTAATAACGTGAAGTAATCCCCAGCCGGGAGGTAAATCCTCAACTGAAATAATTCCCGGCTCACTAATAAAGAATCGCCAGTCGCCCATGCCAAGTGAGGGATTTTTACGGAAACGCTTTTTTCTATCTGCCAACAAGTCAGCACGAGAACACTTCGCCTCTATCAGGCATGATGCTGAATTTCTGAATCCCATAGCATCTGGCTGTTCTCCGGTACTGGTTACAGCAACAAAGCGGTCATGAAAGCAAACCTTGAACCCGTTGCGCTTAAGGAACTTGTACGCAATCTGACAGAGTTCGCGGTGTGTTAACGCCATATCATCACTCTCCTTTGATGCGAATGCCTGCGGCGCGGATTGCAGCGATGACTTCAGAAACTTTGTATGCCATTACCGTTTGGTAATCATCGTGAAAATCTGTTCGATGAAGCATGCTGCTACGTTCCGGGAGCGATATTTCCCGAGCATCCAGTTCCTTAACGTGTTCCTCCAGTTCGTAGACCCTGCATTGTTCTCTATCATCAATCAGATATAACCCAAGACATTCGCTTTCTACCCAACCGCCAAAATCATGATCGTAACGCTCACATGAAAACTCACCGTCACCGTCCTTTGTTGGAATGGTGTAACTATCTAATGGGCCACCATATGTCGGCACATTTCCCAATGTTGGATGCTCAATCCACATGAAAAATGCACGTCCGGTTATTGGGCAAATATCTGGCCGCCATTGGTTACGAACAGCCTTGGTTTCGGATAATTCTTCAGCGTGTTGTTTTACTTCCTCAAGCTCAACGCGCAGCTTCCCTACCGTAAGCGCAATATCCTCGTTCTCCTGGTCACGGCGTTTGATGTATTGCTGGTTTCTTTCCCGTTCATCCAGCAGTGCCAGCACGGTTTCTGGTCCGGTCAGAAAAGACTTATTGATAAATCCGTGATTGAACGCAGCAGCAAGACGGCTTGCGGTGTAGTTAATCCCCTCGTTGCGTGCCTCCGCACGTATTTCAGCCAGGAAAGCGTCGGTGGCTGTGGTTTCGATATCGTTAATTTCAGGAAGAATCTCTTCCCATGTAGCGATATCGCCATTCAAATGCCACCCGGCAATTCCACTGGAGTTATCCGCAACACTCCGAACGGCTTCAATAGTTTCATGCATTGCCGCATTCTCCGCCGCCAGCGCCGAAAACTTCTCGTGTGCCAACTTAACAGCCGAATCAGCCTGCTTAATTGACTCAATCGCTTTCTGCTGGCCTTCGGCCAGCGCATTAGCACGCGCCAGTTGCACTTCCAGTTGCGTTGCCAAATCGCTGAGCAGCTTTGCCACACTGCGCATATCAACGGCACCACATTCAGCTTTCAGTTCCGAAGCCATCTCATGCCCGGCGGCAACTAACCCTTTGATATTACTTTCCATCTTTACCCTCGCTTATCCACATAACTTATTGATTACATTGATAACTAAAAAGATCGTCGATTCAGAATTCTTCGATGTTCCAGCCACCACCTGCTTTCTTTGGTTTAACCGTTACCCCGATGATTCGGAACGGATACTGATCTGCGGCTACTTTGGTTTTCACCCTGGCGTCGTCGGTCCAGAATCCCCCTTTCACTTCGTGCAGTTCCATCTCTCCGGTGGCGAGCATCACAGCAAAATCGGGCGTATAGAACGTGTTGTCGGCTAACCGCAGCTTGATACCCTCGAATCGATACCAGGCGATTTCCCCTGCGCGTTTACGCTGCTCAAGGTGCTGGCAATACGCAGATTCTGTTTTGTTCATCTGGCCTGTTTTGAGTCGACCAAGAGCCTGTATCTGTTTTCTCATGATTTACCCTTGAGGTAATTAAAAACCACATAAGACACAAAATCAATAGAGTTTAGAATATTTTATTACCCAATAGGTAATTATTGAGACGTAAAAAAATGCGCTATCGCGCTGGTATTACTTGATAAATCCTGCCGCCTTTCCCCGCCTGTATTCCTCCATCAGCCACTGCGCCGGTGTTATTCCCCCCAGGGTGGCGGCGTTAGGCATGCACCCGAAACTTCGCCCTGGTGGATGGTAAACGTCTCTCCCTGTGTCCGGAGGCGTACTCATGGGTTCTGGCTTTGCCTGTATGCTGATCACCGGATCGGGTATCTGCTGTCCGGAAGCCACCTTTTTCGCCCAATCATCGAGCAGCCTGCGCGCGTGTTTCTCAACCTCAATCTCGCTAAGCTGGCGCTGATACATTGCGCGGCGGGTATCACATACAACCCAGTACATAACCGGATGTCGCCACGGGAATCTTTCTGGACCACCAGGATATAAACTTTTTTCCTTGCTGTACCGATGAAACTCCGCCATCACATCGTCAATGGTGACGCCAAGAACCATCTTGCTGTCTTTGCACCACTTGATGAATTGCCCAGGCGACGGCCAGAACGGAGATTCACTGGCGCGGGCGTGGCGCATACCAGCGTTAACCTGTTCCATTGTAGTGATCCCATTCTCCAGAAACGCAAGCATCCATTGTTTTCGAAATTCGTTTAGCTTTCCCTGTTCGCTGATAGCAGCGATGCTGCCTGGAAATGCAGCCTGCAACTGGACAAACATTTCGTTGAAAATTCTTGCAACCTGCTCCTTCTTTGCCCTTTCATCGTCAGCAGAAGCAACCACCGTCGAGTGGTCATGCCCACCACGAAAGCGATAGTACTCATTAAGAAGTTCTGGAGTTGATTTCATCCCACACCTCATCTATCCAGTCAGTGTTATGCCAGTCAAGGCTCTTTCTGACTTCACCTGATTTCTGTCTACAGAACTGGATGCGCCTTGCCAGCTTCTGCTCCCACTGCGCCTGATGGTATGCCTTACCCTCAGCCATCCAGTAAATTCTGAACTCTGCAAGTTCCTGTGCCGTTGGCAGACTGTCCAGGTAGATCCCCTGCAATGAGCTTTTCCGAAGAAAGTCATCTGATGGCTGCCATTGTTCATGCATGACAAATTTGCCTAATTGCCCTGGCCCACCAGGAGGAACAAAGTTATTCATCACGGCGTTGTTTGCGCCGGGGTCATGAGGCACAGAATCCCCGTTTTTTGTCCTGCTCTCCCTCTCTTGGTTAAATGACTGGTTATATGACTGGTTCTGGATCCCGTTTTTGGGATCATTCAACATCCCGTTTTTGGGATCATTCAACATCCCGTTTTTGGGATCATTCAACATCCCGTTTTTGGGTATATTCCCGTTTTCGGTAACATTACCGTTTTCGGGTTCATTGCCCCCCTCCCGGTTGCCTTTAATGTTCCCGTTTTTGGTTATATTAAGAGAGAAAACCCGCACTCTTTTTGTCGCTCCCTTTCTCTCTCCGGTATCTGAAATAAGCCCCATTTTCATGAGCGATATAAGCCCGGCCTGCACGGTTTTTTTATTCAGACAAGTGTCTTTAACGAGACGTTCTATGCTGGGGTAGCAGAGGTTATATTCATCGGCTCTGTCAGCCATCGAGAGCAGTATGAGCTTTAATGACGAGCTACCTGGATCTGTCTCCCAGGCCCAATCTGTTGCATGTCTGCTCATGATTAATCTCCGCTATCAGCTTGAATGTTGTGGGGAGGAATTAATCATGATCTGCTTAATCTCTGCCCTGATGCGACGGTTTGATTCCATGGTGCACTCAACACAGTGTCCGTTGTAAACCCAGCGTTCACTGTCATGTCCGTGCTTACATGGTTTTCCGGTGTAGTAGCGTTTAAGTCCGCGCTTTGCGGCATCAATACGTGTAATGATTTCCATGGTAAGCCCTGTTATTAGTATTGGGATTACGGTCATTTTGTGCTGACACAAAAAAAAGATCAACCAGATTTGGTTTTTTATTACCTTTGAGGTACGAATAGATATGAAAAGACCGCCGGGTGGCGGTCTACAGAGGGTTGTAGCTGGATATCATGAGTAGAAGAAGTATGCCAGTTCTGCTTTTGAGCGCAGCCATTGTCTTGTTTTACAGGCTTTAAAAAGCCCATTCATCAATACTTTACCTGGCATTTTGCGCTTACCTGTTAAGTGAGTATGGATATAGTGACTCGTCGTTCCGGCTTCCTGTGCGAAGGCTTCACGCTCATCCGGAGTAAGTGCAAGCCAGTGCTTTTTGAAATCGAAATGTCCGTTATCGCTCATAGCTATTGCCTGATATTTATTTCAGATAATAAATATTCACCCATAAGGTAACAAAAATCAAGGATAGTTACCTATGAGGTGCATTTACCTGTTGGGTAATATTGCTTTAAATTGAATCATCTACTGATTCATATATGAGACGATTTTCCAGAAAATGAAAAGTATCCAGGACGTCCGCAGGCAAAATCTCAACGACTTGATCGACCGTGAATTCAATGGTGTTCAGACGCGGATGGCAGAAAAACTTGGAACTCAGGCAAATCTGGTAAACCGCTGGGCTCTTGGCAAGAAGGTTATCGGCGACCAAGTTGCACGAAAAATTGAAGCTGCCGCCAATAAACCCCGTAACTGGCTTGATATCGATCGCTCGCTTTCTCAGGAAGGTTTTCAGCCTGTCGGCCCAAGCGACATTGGCCAGCTGGCGGCTCACAACCTGGAACGCTGGATGAGCGAAAGCCGCGACCTTTCAACACAGGGAAAACTTCACCGCGCATCCGGCGTAGCCCAGGTGACAATCAGCCGCCTGTTAAACAATGAGGTCAGCGTTTCCATTTCCACCCTGGAGAATGTTGCATCCGCATTCGGGCGTCACGGCTATGAATTACTGATTCACCCGCACGACCCTGCGACCATCAACTATGATCGCTCGCGCTACGCATTGTTACCCGAAACCGAGAAAGCAAAGATCGAAAGTTACATTGAATTTGTCATCAACCAGAACGAAAAAAACAAACAATAAAACCATATTTTTCAGTAAGTAAGCCGCCTTATGGCGGCTTTTTTATTGCCTATTCGATTACCTAACGGGTAATTTTTTTAACTCATATCTATTGACATCAAACCATATACGCATAATTATTACCTCAACGGTAACAGACCGAGGTAACAAGTTATGCAGTGGAAAATCATCAACGGTTGGTACTGCGTTACTGCATGCGGATTCATGAGCTGGAAGTTCCGCACCTTACAGGAAGGCATTAAGTGGGCTTTCGTCAGCAAAGAAGCTCGCGATGTGGCCAACGATAACGAGATATGGGAGGGCTGATAATGAACGTTAATCAGCAGAAAAATCTTCAAAAAATCATGCTGGCATTCGACAAGGACTACCGCCTGTCAGAACAGCTATATGACCGACAAGTTGAACTGATTGAGAGTATCCGGCTTCATCAACTGGCATCAACTTTCGACGTTGTAACAGTTAAAGGCGTTCGCCAGGAAGTACTGGAGGCCGCTAAAGACAGCCCTGAGTTCGAAGAACTAATGGATGCCTACCGGCGCGAGGCAATGGCAATTATCGCCCGCTGGGATCTGGCTGATCAGATTGATGGGCAGAGGGACGCGGCATGAATCCGGGAATTTATTTCGATATCAGCAACGAGGACTACCACGCCGGTGACGGCGTGAGTAAGTCGCAGCTAGATATGGTGGCTAAGAACCCTGCCCTTCTGAAATGGGTGAAGGCTGCTCCGGAAGACGAAGAGAAGAAGTCTGCACTGGATATGGGTACTGCTCTGCACTGTCTGCTTCTGGAACCTAGAGAGTTTGACAAACGCTTCATCGTTTCACCGAAATTCGATCGTCGGACAAAACAAGGTAAAGCTGACGAAGAGGCATTTATTCGTGATGTAGCGGATATGGGGATTTCGGTACTTGATGCAGAGCAGTGGCGAAAACTGGAGCTGATGCGTGATAGCGCAATGGCTCACCCGGCGGCACGCTGGATGCTGGAAGCACCTGGTTACTGCGAAGCATCAATGTACTGGAACGATGAAGAGACGGGTGAGTTGTGCCGAATTCGTCCAGACAAATGGCTGAACGAGCACAACGTAATCGTCGACGTGAAAAAGGTTGCAGATATGGATCGTTTTGCTCGCCACATCGAGGAATTCCGCTACCACGTGCAGGACGCAATGTACCGTGAAGGCGCAATGAGGGTTACTGGTCAGCCGCATGGTTTTTTCTTTCTTGCCGTGAGCGAAAGCATTGATTGTGGTCGGTATCCGGTACGCGTGTTCGAGCTGGATGCGAAGGATGTCGATACCGGGCACGCTCTGTTCCGCCGGGATCTGAATACCTATCACGAATGCCGCATCAATGATGAATGGGGTGGCGTGGAAATTATTAAACGCCCTGACTGGGCACGTAAACAGGATATGTACATATGAGCAACAACATCGCAAACATCAACGCACCAGTAGACACAGCAATCGCTGGCACTGCTGCAACTATTTTCAGCCCAGACGGCTTGAACCAACTGATGAAATTCGCCGAGGTAATGGCGCAAAGCCGCGTAACGGTACCGGCGCACCTCGCCGGGAAACCAGCTGATTGCATGGCCGTGGCAATGCAGGCTGCGCAGTGGGGAATGAACCCGTTTGCCGTGGCTCAGAAAACCCATGTTGTGAACGGCACGCTAGGTTATGAAGCCCAATTAGTAAACGCAGTTATCTCAACAATGTCGCCAACAAAAGATCGCATCAACTACGAGTGGTTCGGGCCGTGGGAACGCGTGATCGGTAAGTTTGTTGAGAAAACATCCAAAAACGGCAATCCGTATATCGCACCAGGCTGGACTATAAAAGACGAAGAAGGCTGCGGTGTTCGCGTATGGGCAACCATGAAGGGAGAGGATCAACCTCGAGTGCTCGAGTTAATGCTGTCTCAGGCACAGGTAAGAAACTCCACACTTTGGGCCAGCGATCCGAAACAACAACTCGCATACCTTGCGACAAAACGCTGGTCTCGCTTGCACTGTCCTGACGTAATCATGGGCGTCTATACACCTGACGAATTACAGGAAACGGCACCGCGCGTTGAGCGAGACATTACTCCGCAAACAACTACGGCTGCGGGAATTAATAGTCTGATCAACGCTAAAACAGTGAAAAAGCCTGATGAGCAAACGCGTAAAGCGGATAGCCGTGATCCAGAAGAAATGCTGATGGCCTTTACCAGCGCAGCGATGAATTACAGCACTGTCTCCGAACTGGATAAGGCTTACAAATACATTGCACAAAAACTTTCAGATGATGACGAACTGCTGGCAAAAGCCACCGACGTTTACAGCGTTCGTCGGGAAGAATTAAACGAAACATCTATGTAACCACCACCGCGGCGCCACGCGCGCCGCACTGCAACCAAGAGAGGTATTTATGAAAGGTGCATTAGGTAAGAAGGAACTCCTGGCGGTGGTGCCACTGTCATGGAGCACTATCGACCGTATGGAGCGCGCAGGGGAATTTCCTAAACGCTGGTATATCACTGACAAACGCTGCGCATGGAACCGTGACGAAGTTGAGCGTTGGCTTGATGAACGTCAGGCAGCAAGCCCGGCAGAGTTCCAAGGTAAAAAGCCTCCTGTTCAGCAACGTGTATATCGTCCTGTGAGCAACGCTGCATGAGTGCGCTGCTAAGGCACTGGAGCAAATGGTCAGGATGGTACTTATTCCTGGCCTCTGTTTCAGCATGGCTTTATCTGCTGGCATTAATTTTCAGAGAGGGTTGGATTAAGTGAGAAAGTTAAGCCGACTTGAAAAATATCACATGAACAAGGTTTCAATGCGCAGTCCGTCAAAGATTGTCGCCGTTACTCCTGCGGCGATAGAGATCGAAAAACGCGCGATTGAAAGAGAGAAAAAAGGGCAGTTCCGCATTGCCGCTCACCTTTGGCTTCAGTGTATGGATGTTGCTTCTGGTGATGTTGAGCGTGCAAGGATCGCGGTTCGCAGGGACCAATGTATCACAAAAGGTAACGGCCTTCGCCGTGGCGACTATAGCGGCATAGGATGTTGTGGGGTGGTTTATGACTAAGAAATACACACTAATCTATGCAGATCCACCCTGGGTATACCGGGACAAAGCCGCAGATGGTAATCGCGGTGCCGGCTTTAAATATCCTGTTATGAGTGTGCTGGATATCTGCCGCCTTCCTGTGTGGGATTTGACCGCTGAAAACTGTCTGTTGGCCATGTGGTGGGTGCCAACACAACCACTCGAAGCACTAAAAGTTGTTGAAGCCTGGGGATTTCGTCTGATGACGATGAAGGGCTTCACGTGGATAAAATGTGGTAGCCGACAACCAGATAAACTGGTTATGGGTATGGGACACATGACTCGCGCCAATAGTGAAGATTGCCTGTTTGCGGTAAAGGGAAAACTACCTACGCGCATTAATGCAGGGATCGTTCAGTCATTTACCGCACCGCGGCTTGAGCATTCAAGAAAACCAGATATCGTTCGTGAAAAACTTGTGCAATTGTTAGGCGATGTTTCTCGCATTGAACTGTTCGCCCGCCAGTCGTCTCATGGCTTCGATGTTTGGGGTAATCAGTGCGAAGACCCGGCAGTGCAACTACATCCTGGATACGCGTTGGATATTGGCGGATTAACAAATGCATTCAGCAATGCTCCGCTGTCACCAACAGACAACCAGGGGCGGGAGCGTGCAGCATGAACAGGGCATCACCAGCAGATTTAAGGAAATGCCTTGAAACTGCAAACATGCTTGCACACAGCGGGATCAGGTTTGTTCCAATTCCCGCTGTCACTGATGCTGAATTTGCAACGCTGTCAGCAATATTCGCAGACAAAATTGAATCACTGGCAGCAGAAGCCGAGATGGAAGAAAATCAGCAGAATAATTAAACGTTATTCCCCCGCCATCCACTTCTCAAACTTCGACGGGGAGAACGGAATCAGATCCGTATGCTCCCCGTTAATCCAGGAATCAATCATATCGGCCCACTGCTGCAACATGTAGGCGCGCTGTCTGGCGTATTCCGCTTTGTTATATACGGCGCGCACACCTTTCTGCTCATGTGCCAGAGCCTTTTCAATCCAGTCTGAAGGATAACCAGCCTCATGCAACAACGTACTGGCTGTACGGCGCATATCATGTACAGTGAAGTCCTGAATATGCTCACCATCTTCATTTATTATTTTCACCGTTCTGTCGATCAGAGAGTTCAGCGCGGCATTAGATAATGGCTTCCGGAAATTGTAACGACCAGGAACCAGATATTCACTTCCACCAGCGCACATCTGCAACCCGATTAATATATCCTGTGCCTGTTTAGGCAGGTAAATAACGTGCGCCCGACTTCCCTTCATGCGGTCTGAAGGAATTGTCCATGTCCATTTTTTAAAATCTATTTCATCCCACGTTGCATTGGTGAATTCGCCTTTACGAACCATAGTGATAAGCACCAGCTTTAAAGCCATTTTCATAGTGCCCATAGCACCAATGGCATCCAGCATACGGAAGAACAGACCAATTTCTTCTGGTGTCAGTGTTCGCTCTCGTGGTTTAAATATGGCGATAGACGAAGGTTTAATGTCAGCCGCAGGATTAAACAAACCATGACCACGGTCATTGGCGTGACGGTATACGCTGCTGATGATCTCCCTGGCCTGTACTGCTGTTGCCCGGCCACCGCGTTCGACAATCCGGTCACATAAATCACGAACCATCGATGTGGTAATTTCAGCCATCATTTTGTTGCCAAGAACCGGAAGTATGTCACGGTCGATCACCGCCTGTTTCATTGCGCGGGTACTGTCAGCCAGGATGACGTGTTTCATATAACTGTCGGTATGTACCGCAAACGTCTCGGCACCACGAATCTTTTTGATACCGTCACGTTTAGCCGCAGCCGGTGACTGGCCTGCTTTAAGCAGCTTCTTTGCAGCAATCAGTTCTTCCCGCGCTTCTGCCAGGCTGATACCGTCACGCCCATACTGCCCGATTACCAGTGTTTCGCGGCGACCGTTGATACGGTAGTCATAGCGAAATGAGACCGTACCTGACGTAAGCACAGCTACATACAGCCCGTCACGATCGGAGACTTTGTACAGTTTGTCCTGCGGCTTGAGGTTTTTTAATTTTGTATCGGTAAGCAC